GGTGACAGTGCAAACGTTTAACTCTACAAAGGGTCAGAAGTTACTCAAAAAGATTCGTGACTGGTTCAATGTAGTAGTCATCGATGAAGTCCATATGGCAGCAGCCAATAAGTTCGCTACCTTCATTGCCAAGATCAATGTTAAGTATAAGATCGGACTGAGCGGTACCCCGAATCGTAAGGATGGCCGCTTCAAGCTTGTTAAGGCATTGCTTGGTCCAAACATCTTTGAAGCAAAAGTAGAGAGGCTGAAGCCACGAATTGCTCTCACACGTACTCAGTACACAAAGACTTACAAGGGTCAGGTGCTTTGGCCTACTATGGTCAAGTCATTAGAGTCAGACCCAACACGTCTGAAACTGATTGCTGAATGGGCTATCAAGGACGCTAAGAATGGGCACATGGTTCTTATTCCCATGACTCAGGTAGCTCCAATCAAGGCCCTTACTATGGCCATCAATCGAATGGCCGGCAAGAAAATGGCTCATGCGTTTCATGGTAGTTTAAAGAAAGACGTACGCAAGAAATTGATTCAGGATGCACGTCAATACAAGGCGCGCATCTTGGTCGGCAATTCCAAGCTTGTTAGTACAGGTACCAACATACCACGCGCGTCTGCAATTTTTGAGGTCGCAATGAGCGCAAACGCCGAAAATTGTGAGCAGCGTATATCCCGAATTCTGACTCCCTATGACGACAAGCCTCCACCTTTGCTGCGCATATTCTTAGATAACATGAATGTGAGGCAAAGATGTCTAGCTAAAGAATGGTTTGGTACCATCAAACCAAAGTTCAAACCAATCATCAGTGAAAAAGATGAAACGATATTAAAGGCTTACTTAGGCGGTAAAGAAAAGACTTCTGCGCACGCTGCTTGGGAACTTTAGATCCTAAATGAGGATTGCAATGGCAAAAGTAACGGCACTAGATGTTATCATTCAAAACTATAGGACCTCACTCACACCTTACTTGCGGCACGAAAATTATAAACATCGACTAATAAAGCTGGCGTGTGAGTTGATGCACCATAGTGTTGAGACGCGAGACTATACTCATAGCTTTGACGAAATTTTCTACTGCTACGTATATCTGAATCCACTAAAACCAGGTAAGTTTAGGTACGTATTGCCTTCAGGTAAGCTAATCTGTTTTGATTGCGAGCCGTATTATGTAGGTAAAGGAAAGGCAGAAAGATTAGATCATCATGTGAAAGAGGCGCTACGCTCTGCCGAATCGAATCAGAAACTGAACACAATTCGCAAGATCGTGGCGGCAGGATTGGTGCCGACTAGGATTCCTACTGCTTCCTTAGTAGATGAGTCTATGGCATTTGCTTTTGAAATAGATTTAATTGCGGGTATCGGACGAAGAGATAAGAAACTCGGCCCTTTAGCTAATCTTACCGATGGCGGTCAAGGTACTAGCGGAAGAGAAGTATCCTCGGAAACGAAATTAAAACAATCGTGTATCAAAATAAAAGCATGGCAAAATAAGAGTGAGGTCGAAAAGATATCTGCGTCTAAGTCGGCCAAAGAGGCATGGGACAATAAGTCGGAGGCAGAGAAAGAAGAATTTGCCAAGGCAGCACTAGATCGTATGCTTAATCTAGACGATGAAGCTAAACGATTACGATCTTTAAAAATCAGTGCAGGTCTACACGCAATACCAAACGAAGTGAAGCGATTAATGAGCGCTAAGAAAAGTGATTTAGCATACCTTATGCATGCTAATCGGTCACCTGAAGAAAAGACCAAAATTTATAACAAAGTTAGCGAGTCTCAAAAACAATTTCATTCCTCACTGAGTGAAGAGGAGCGAAAGGTGCAGTATGCGCCTTCAGTAGCTGCCAAGCAAGTCAGTATAGCCAATAAACGCAAGTCCTACCTGCGTATATTCTTTTCTATAATAAAGCTCCAGGCCAAATACAAAACTCAGGCGGAGTTAATAGAACTGATACCAACAATTCCGAAAAATACTTTGATAGCCTTGATTAAAGAGTACGCGGCTACTGGAGTATTACGTATGAAACAAAAAGGTGCCAGATACCCGAAGAAATATTTTTATAAGGAGTTATAGATGAATACACTAGACGAAATGAACACCGCTAGGCTTGCGGCTATGCTGAAAGCCGATTTAAGTAGAGTGCTGGCCACCAACCTGAGTAGTCCAGACAATGAGACGTTGCGGCAAGATACTGAAAACGCAGTGAATGGTTACATGAGTGTCATGCCTATACAAGACCATGAAGTAAAAACTAAATTGGTTTTTCGTGATTGGCTTGATCTGTACCCCAACCGTAGGTCACGGATGCTGGCACGATTAGGCAAGTTTCTGAAACTGCCCCTAGATGAGGGCACGCAGCGCTGGTACCACACTGTATTCCCCTATAAGATTCAGTATGAATACTTGGATGGTGACTGGATAGAAGAGCCTCGTGTTGTCTATTCGGCACAGCTTGTGGTGCCTCACGATATAGTAGAATGCGACCTGAAGTTCCAGCCCGTACAGGCCATCAACACAATTTCCATGAATATCAAAATAGATAAGGATTTCAAAATAGATAAGGATTTCAAAATAGATAAGGATTTCAAAATAGATAAGGATTTCAAAATAGATAGGAACTGGCGATGAGAATTTCTTTACTGTTAGTACGCTCTAACACAACGATCGGTATGAGCATCTTTACTGCAAGTAGAGGCGATCATTGCAGTCATCGCACTAGTTTCAGCCGAGGTGAAGGTGTCCTTGAAACTGCTGTCATCAATCAAGCAGAGGAGGAAATGGTGAGTAACGACATGTGCATTGTCTATGCGATGCCACGTTCTCAGACTCTAGATGAAGTACTGGCAGATAAAGAACTGGTACGATCTGTCTACAATACAATCAAACTCTATACCAAGACCTCAATAGACATGCGTATCACCATAATGAACGAGTGGGGATATAAGCTACGTTTGGCTTCTTTTGCTTCGATGTTGCGTGAGCTAGTAAATAACGACAAAGACCTAGAAGGGTCTACTGTGGTTGCTGATGTTACCTAGGAGGGTATATGGAAATTCTAGCAGGTGGTAGACGGAAGGGGAAAATAGTACCTCCGTCAAAAAATAAGAAGCGACGCGCTGAAGATCAAGTAGTTGATACTGACTTGCCTACGAAGATCGAAGTCCATGCCAAGGGCTCTATCATGAACGTGGTGCCCGGGCATGTATGGCGCACGAAGGCATTCAAATGGAATCCTCTGACCTTTGCAACTGAAGCCGAACAACTGAATTCAAAATTCATTGAACCCTCGAAGCAGGACAAGTCTCTATCGATGTTCATCAAGAACCCAGAGACGCCTATGATCTACGGTGTCAGCGGTAATCCTGACGATAGCAAGGCAAAGTATTTTGCGGCCTATTTAATCGATCTGCATATGAAGCATTTGAAGGCCGATGCGAACCCTGTATGGGCTACACTGTACGGAGGCTTCGATAATCCTTATCTATCTAACGATAAGGCTAGTCCGACGATCCTCGTAATCTCTAATTTAACTCCCAATTCAACGACTACCAAACTAGAAAAGGCCCGTGATCTGATTGAGGCGTTCCCTGATATACCTCGCATTGTCTTATGTGCCGGTATGGACCCACTCAGCTTCTTGACAACGCGCTTACACGTACCGGTGCACGGCCTAGCCTACTTTAGCGAGGCGTTGATTAAGGCTCGCGTCGAAATCATCTAGTAGAGGTTCAAATGAAGATTGTAAGTCCTAAGGCCGAGTTAGCTGTATTACGCGGCATGTGTCACCGCGATGCAAAGATAAGTGGGACGTTGTTAGGTTCGGTAGACGACACATATTTCTATTCGCCAGAGTCGCTTGAAATCTACGAAGCAATCATGCGCAACATGGGCGCAACAGGAAAGAGCCCAAGCTATAAGTTGATGCTGGAAGATCCTGATCTGTCGGACGAGGCACGGGATCACTTCAGGGATTCAACTACAGCAGTGCAATCAACTGCTGAGGCCCGTAAGGCCGCATCGATTCTAAATAAGTATAGACAGAAAAGAGGACTGTATTCTCTCGCTGCTGATATCGGCCAGAACCTAAAGAAATCTAAGGTCGATGTAGACGATTTGCTGCATCGTGCGGCAACAGCAGTGAACGTAATCAGGGCTAAGAAAGCCTCTGATGATGACTTCGTTCACTTCGGTAAGAACAACTCCAGTAAGAAGCTTGTCCATAATATTCTTTATGGTGATCGATCTGAGGATATCATTCCAACAGGGATCGAGTCCTTTGATTCCGTCAGTGGTGGATTTGCTAGAGGTGCATTGGTTACCATAGCAGCTAACTCCGGTGGCGGTAAGTCGATCTTGAGTAGTGCACTAGCAGTCAAGATGGTGACCAGAGGTTACAAGGTTCTTCTCGTTCCTCTGGAAATGTCGAAGGAAGAAATGACGTGCCGTATTATGGCAAACGTCACGAAGACCGACTTCAGCGATCTATGGCTTCAACGCCTATCTACTGGAGATAGGGAGCGCATAGAAGCAAAGTTCAATAAGTGGCTCAAGAAGGTTAAGTCGCGCGGCGGTCGGTACACGATCTTCAAACCAAAAGAAGATTTGACCATCGAGGAAACCTATGCTTCGATCAATGCTTACGACTGTGATGTTTGCATCATCGACTATATCTCGCTGCTGAAGGGTGTTGATGGCGATGACCAAGTAAAGGCGCTGGGACGTGTAGCTCGTTATGGCAAGATCAATGCAGAGAATACCAATCGGGTAAATATTTTGGTCTGTCAGTTGAACGACGAAGGCAAGATCAAGTACTCGAGGGCCATCACAGAACACTCTGCCAATAGCTGGGTCTTCATGGCTACGAAGGAAACAAAAGAAACAGGTATTACCAAAGTGGAACAACCAAAGAGCAGGAATTCGCTCTCATTCCCATTTATGGTACGTATAGATTACTCTCGCATGAGAGTATATTCAGTTGACCAAGGCGAATCAGATTCGCTGGCGTCAGTAAAGAAAGGCAAGGACAAAGAACTACCAAACCTTGCCGCAGATGTATAACCAAAGGAAACTAAAATGAATCAAGAAACCCAAGCTCAAGGTCAGCAAATGCAACAGCCTCAGATTCGTATCGGATTCGAGGCAACTCTGGATATGTTCAACCCGAACTGGCGTACTGAATTCACGCCCCCTCAGGTAGATGCGTTCCGTTTCTTCTATCAGAGTGCTTTGCGTGATTTCACTCCGTTTCTTGCCTCGCATCGTCAGACTCTGGAGAACATGATTCAGGCTTACCAGTTCATGGACGTGAATGCGGCGCAGACCACCAACGTAGTGCAACCACCTGCTGCCCCTGCAGGGGATACTACCGATGTGGCTGACAACGGAAAAGCTAAGGCGACTAAACCTGCAAAGACTAAAGCTCCTGCGAAGCCAGTAACTAAGGGCAAAGCAAAGCGTTAATAAGGAAGCCCTGCATATATTGATTATATGCAGGGCTTTTATACCACTATATCAGTCAGGAAATGTCACCATAGAGCATGGTATATTACATAGAATACGGTGTCCTATGGTGCTATTTTCGAGCTTATGACGCAATGCACATGAAATGGTAAAAGGTGGTGAAATCGCTCGATTTCACCACCTTTGTTATTTACATTGCAGCGGTGCCTTCGACCTGCTGGATTACCTCATCAAGGTAAGCCTGGTCATAGCCATACAGGCGCTTGTAGTAGGCGATCTCTTGTTCGACCGACGCACGATCAATGCCCGAGGCCATGATCTTGTTGTGGGTCTCACGTGGGATACGCAGGCCCTGTGGACCTACTGGAATCACGGAAGCGACTGCTTCATGTGGGATCACGATGGCTTCACGAGTAGCGACGGAAACGACCTTCAGCTTGCCCTGCTTGGCATTGGCAGCAACGCAGAAACCGTAGTCCATATCACCAGACTGGGATGCGAAGGCAACGAACTCCCGCTTGGCTACACTGGCCTGTGCGATGTGATTCATGCGAGGTACACCCGAACGTGGATTCAGCGAAGCCCCAACCAGTTCGCTCAAGTCTTCGGTACCATGACGGGCCAAGAACGTACCGCCCGCACCTTTGCGAACTTCCCACAGGCTCTCATCTTCTTTGTCCATCATGATGTTGGAAGCAATTACCTTGTAGCCGGCAGTCAGTTCCTTTTCGTTCTCGATCACACGCACCGGAGTATTGGCGCGAACGTAGCCAATAGCAACACCTGCACGAATGATACGGAACGACTTCTCAACAGGTGCGGCCATGTGCTTCAGTTGCTTACACAGGTTGGCGGTGATTTCTTCCGCGCTAGGGTCACCGGTGTAAGAAAGAATCACACGAGCGACCTTATCGGAAGTCATGTGGTAGTCAGTTATGGCTACCGTGGTAGTGTTGATGCCCTTGGCGTTAAGTTCCATCATTTTGTTACTCCTTATATTTTGATGCTCGTAGGCAGAAGGAAGGTATTGTGCCTATAAAGGAAGGTCACTGTTAAATTACTGTTTTAGACCGAAGAGTCCAAAGCCTTGATGGCAGTGTCTACAACTTTCTTAGTAGACTTGAGAACCTTTATGGCTTCTTTCAGTGAAGTGATAGCGGCCTCAACTTTAGGTAATGCCTTTACTAATTTCTTGTCACTGGCATCTTGAAAGAAGTTGGCATCAAAACGCTCTAAGGTATCAAAATCAGAATCCATAGACGTTACGAGTTCTTCCATATTAGCGTGAGTGTTACCCATAGTAGCAATGGCAGATTCAAGCCTATCCACCAACTTTTCGTCTTCGGCAGCGGTAAGTCGTTGTGCAGCTTCGATTTTCATTTCATGTCCTTTATAGGTCTTAGTACAGCTATCTTCCAACGTTCTTCTGATCCAGCAAGCCCTGTACGATCTGGATGAGGATCATGTATGATCTGCCCATTCAAGCCTACTACAGCATGGCCTATTGAAGCATTACGTGGACTAGGTCCGCTCATGTAGTGATAGAAATCAGGATCACCAGGCCGCCAGTAGTATATGAGATTCACATCCCACAGAATCTCCAAGCCTCGTTGTTCAAGGAATGCGTCAATGGCTTGGTAATACTCATAAGCATCGCCTTTAGCATCCTGTAGAAAGTGAGGAACCTCGGCAATTGACAGGTCGAGCAAGGCAGCAATGACTGCTCTAGTACAATCACCGTACTGCCTAGGTTCTTCACAGTAGAAATACTCTTGGTCTACTGGCATCATGATTAAAGTCCTGGTTTCTCATCCATACTGCCCTACTCATCCTGCCATAGGTCATACGCAAAAGTTATACTTAGCTGAACGAGTCCTGATTGACTACCGTCCAGTTGAGTCTCTGCAATTACGTCTGGCCACATGCCACGGATACGGCAAGTACGAACAATCTCAGGCTTATCGTTGTAGACAACGATCTGCCCTTCGACCTTGTATTGCGCTGCATTCATACCGCTGTTGTTGGTCCAGCTACGCATTTCATGCCAACGACGGAATTTCTCACGAGTGGACCAGTTGGCCGTCTCAAGGAAAGTCACTGGTATCGAATGCGCGTAGGTCTTACGCCCACCGTAGATTACGTTCACACCGTGCAGAGGCACTTCAACACGATCAATGGTGGATCCCGGCATTTCGGTGGTCATGCACTTGAATGTCAGGTCGCGAGTATCACTTGAGCCTGGAATAACTGGCAGGAACAGATCGAAGTTCCAACCTTGAGCTGGGTCGTTTAGACTCAGTACGTCTGCCAAACTTGTACGTCCCATATCAAACTCCTTTATATTACCGAGGGCCGAAGCCCTCTTTGTTAAATGCTAGTGCTCTGACCGTTGACGGTAGCCAGAACTTCTTGGAAGCTCACGCCCTGTTTGCTGATCACGACCTGCAACTGGATTTCATGGATAGGGATGATTGGTACGATCACGACAGTAACGCGACGAATGCCCGAGTTGAACATAGCTGCCGAGTTATTACTTGCATCAGATACCACCGTGAAATCTGAGATACCACGAGCGTCTTTAATCAGCTGCAAGTAAGACGAGCAGCTAGAGACAATCTGACGGCCCGTGAAATCATCGTTCGGTTCTTGCAGACTGTAGAGTAGGAACTGGTAGAGAGCGGTCTTGATGACGTTGACGATACGACGTACCGAAATCCACGACAGAGCACTGTCTTTGGCACTCAGGGTCTTTTGCTCCCACAGCGCAATACCTTGACCAATGAAGGTCCGCGTATAGTTAACCTGGGCCTTAAACAGTTCGGTGGCTTGTCCATCATCGAAGGTAAAGCGAGTCTTCAAGACATTGACAATACCACGGTTCAGGCCCGCAATCGAGAAGCTTGGATTAGCAACGCGATC